GCCCGGCTGGCATGCGTCTGAAAGATAAACGAGTATAAAATTGGTATCGTTGGGTAACTACTACGATGTCACCTTTTTTAATAGGATTGTCAACAGTCTTAACCATAGTATTCTCCAATCAATGTACCAAACCAAAACGCTTCGCGCATACTGGGCCATAACCCAATTCAGTGCTGCGACTATCTTTGAGACCGTGATTGCAGAAGCTGCAAGCACCAGTCAAACGACCATACTTGCCAGCAGTAGCTTCGGGCTCTGCGGCAAACTCTTGTACCAATGCTAACACGTCGGCACCAGCTTGTCTAGTGGCATGGAAGTCACCATTTTGGTCAATGCGACCAAAGTACTTATTAGCACCAAACGGGCCACCATCTGTAATCAAAATTTGACCAGCATACTTGCTAGCGGGACCAGCACGACCAAACGCAACAGGCTGACCCTCAACGCTTTGAAGTTTGACTTTAATACGCTTGAGCGTCTGTGCAGCACGATCGAACATGTCCTGAATGCGCTGAACGTTGACCTGTACAGCGGCAGCGGGTGCCGGAGCAGGATTAGTAACACGCTGAGTAAGCGTATCAACCCATGCTAACTGCTTGTCGCTGAGACGACCAAAACGATAGAAGTTGCTGACTAAACTACCAGCGAACTCTGCGTCGCGAGCAGACATGGTGCTCATTGCATTACGCAGAGCTTGCACTTGGGGTTCCTGAGCAGCGTCAGGGCTAACAACACGAGGAGCACGGTAAAAACCTTTGTATGCCATTTTGTATCTCCGTTGTTTCAGTGTACCGTTAGTATAACATAATTCAATAACCCTGTCAAGTCTAGGGTTAATGCGTGTTTAGTGCTGGAGCACATGAGTTTACAATTTCGCGCTCTGCGGCATGTGCGGGCTTGCGTCCACGTACAATATCAACTAAGAGCATGACATGAGCTTCTGCGCCATGAGTACGAATACTGTTGCACAAAGCCCACGACTTGTTCTCAGTCACAGCACGACGAACATGCTTTTGCCAGCGAATTTTTAGTGCACGATTGACTTCGCTGCCGCATACTGTGATGCCAACATAGTGCTCATTAGTCACTACATTAACAATCATGTAGACAGCATGTTTGGTGTCTTGACGGCGTTTACGAGTGCGTTTTTCCATACTCTTAGTATAGCAAAACGGGCAGATTCTGTCAACTCATAATGCTAGAGTTGCTGAAAAACAACACCTTAATGCTTAAAAATCAGTCAAATTTGCTGGATTTTCAACCAAAAATGTGTTGTTTTTCTACCACAAGTTGTGGGTTTTCAGCGACCTAGTGCAGAGTACGATTTGGACTAGTTAGTTCGTCAATTCCAAAAATTTCCAGGATGGCTGCTACAGTTTCGCTGGGATTTTCAAACCCCTCAGCTGGACCAAACACAGTTTTTAAATTACCGTCTTTGTCAATTAAAAACCCCACATCAGTCTCTTCGATGTCCATGGTATCTGTTTCGTCGAGTTCCACCGAATTGTAATCTGAGTCTACTTCTGTTTCTACTTGATTGCGTTTTGACATTTAGGAACTCCTTAATAGTCCTAGTATTTAAGCCGACTTCTTAGTTGGATATCGTCCGAGTTTATTTAAACAATATCAGACTCATCAACACCGTTTGTGCTACGAAACCCAAGCAGATGGTAGCAATATACAAATAATTTCGTTCAAACAAACTCTTGAAGAAAATTGCTACCAGTCCACCCCATACAAACAACATGATGTCCACTGAGGGCATTTTATCGCTTTGATGTGTTAATACCGCCAATAATGTGGGCACACTACTGAGATGCAGCATGACAATGGTTAACCATCCTAGTGTATGTGCGCTGATATTAACCAAATGATTACGTATGAACTCAAAAATCAAACTGGGAATATTCAAAATACCCTCTAACAATCTTGTAAGTGCTGGATCCTTGTCCATTAATTTTCCTTATCGATAAAAAATATGTCGTCCGATTTTGGCTAATTTTTCTTTGCGCCAACCGGGGTTTACGTAATCTGCATGATAGTACATTGCATCGTTTAACACGGGCAGTCTAAACCCTTCTAATAGAACTTTTTTAGCAACCTCCATACATTCGTTATAGATATCTTTATGCATTGGCCGTGAGCTAGCCGACCTATCACAATACCAACTGAATTGACAAACTACCTTTTCATAAAAAATATTTTTTTGATAAACCACTCTGCAAATATCTGTGGGAAAATTTCCTGAATCAGCTCGATTTAGTGTGACTTGTGCCACAGCAACTTTGCCTTCAAACGATTCGTTTCCGGCTTCAAAATAGATATTTCGAGCCAGACAGGCTAACTGTTTTTCACGTACTTCAACGGTGGCCGCATGTAGCTCGGGTTTTTCTATACTTGCTAATTTCTTGTCTACTGCCCATGTTAACATATTATAGCAAAAATATAAACCCACTAGCATGAATACCAATGCTAGTATATTCCCTAAAAATTTTAGAGAATAAAAGCTCTGCATGTCGGTAGGTTGTAAGTTTGACATACTTCCTCCTAATTTATAGCCAATTGGCCTTTAATTATAACATTGCCCTTGAGAGAATTCAATCTCTATGGACAACAACGACCGGACACTGTCCTATTGGTGATTTCTTGAGCGTAGGCTACAGGATCTGTTAAGCGTACAAATTCTATGCCCCGCTGTCTCATAACAGCGATGTTTTTACCTTCTACTATAGCAGCCTTGATGGCTTCGCCGTAGATGTTTGGTGCTGCTGCTTGTTCAATAAACTCCCTTATTCCAAGTTGTGCTTCATCATTATGCACAGAATGTAAATCTCCAACGAATCCCATAACAGATGCCGCAGAACCTTTGATTTCTTCGGGCACTATACCTGCTACTGCTAGATTTTTCTTTTCTAATAATAATCGATGAAATACTTCTTCGAAAGCACGATTGGCTGCGTTTAACTCATCTCGCAGTTCTTCGGTTGCCGGATTGATAAATGGTTCTGCTGCTGCCAAAATGTCATTGGCATATTCTTGATCGTAGAACTCATTGTCCCGATTGTTGTAGGCTGTTTCTAAAGCCGTACGTAGTGCCGCTCCTTGATCAGTGTTGATTAACTTATCTTGTACACTGGTCATGGTTGCTATTTGACTGATGAACCCTGCCCCAATCACGCTGCCCATTATGTCAGTCATAACAGGATTGCCAAAAATCCCTGTGCCAGCACCAATTAGATTGTTGAGCTCTGGCGGATTCAAAACTGATTGATACCTGGTAGTATCACTGCCTAGATCTTTAAGATAATTTAAATCGGGTGATTCAACCTCGCTGAGAAAACCGCCAACATGTTGCCAGTTGTCAGCATCAAAGGTGTCGCCTACCACATCAGTTAAACTATTTGACAATGAACTCAAACTGTTATTGATGGCACTGCTGGCCTTTTCACCCAAGGTCACCACAGGATTAAAAATGTCTGTTAGACTACCTAATACACTGCCGTCGGCTGTTTTGTATCCTGTGGCATCAACTATTTTTTCTACTACTCCACTGGGTACTTCGCTGATTGCTGCTAGTATATCTTTGGGATTGGCTGAGCTCAGAGATTCCAGTGCCACACCATGATTTTCTAATGCACCTAGAAACTTATCTCCAAATCCTTGATTAGTTAAGTTTTCTACAAGCCCAGCTGGTGTAAATGATTGAATTAAATTTGATGGATCTACCATGGCACCAAAATTTGGCAATGCTCCTTTCAAACTGTTAAAAGCATCGCCAGTGATATCACCAAAGGCCTTGGTGACACCACCTGTGCAAAGATCAGCCATACTGGTAAACTTGTGACCAAGGTCGCCGCCAGCTATGTTAAAACTAGCAGCCTGCATCAAACTACCACTGAGATTAAATCCGTTTTCACAAAAGGCTTTGGCAGATGTAATACATTCGGTTAGACCAGGCACACCGTTTTTGAGAAAACTCTGTGCTTGGCCCATAACTCCATCAACTAAATTACTGGTAGGAAAATTCATACCTGCAGGAATCAGACTCTGTAAACCGCCGCTGCACATACCAGTTAATGCTCCTGGCAATTGACCCAGTGCACCTTGTACAGCAGGCCCGCAGGCTCCTAAGCATTGTTGGGCTAATCCACTTAACCCACCATTGGTAAAACTGCTGCAAACACTGCTCAGTGAAGCAGGAATACCCAGTCCTGGTAATGCACCACCAGCCAATCCACTGACACCGCCTGCGATGGCACCTGCACCAGGAATACTGCCTAAAGCACCTGCACCAGGAATACTGCCCAAGGCACCGCCCAGTGATCCACTTAGACCACCAGCAATACTGCTAACACCTGGTACAGGAATTCCTGCACAGCAACCAGCCGCGGCAATAGATTGAACAGTAGATAATAAACTACATCCCATAGTACAGTATTTATGCTATTTTTAGTGGCAGTTAGCCAATAATGACGTCGCAACTGCCTACATTGATAGGGCATCCACATAGTGTAGGATCGCCCATTCGAGCAGCAGGTTTTCCGTCAATGATGACCGAACAACTGCCTTTGATTATTGGTTGAGGAAATTTGTGTAAACTTCTTTTACCATAAGGAATATGAGGCACACACTTATCACCTAGTCTGGCAGCTTGAGCGTTATTAATTATCACACTGCATGAACCCTGCATGATGGTGCCGTTGATACGAGCACGATCTTTGCCCATTCTAGCTGCGCCAGGCATGTTAGCCCTCGCTGGTGGTCACTGTGATATAGTGATCACGCATTTTATCGTGTGTATGACAAGTGGTAATAACATGATCATTACGAAAACGTAGATTTTCGCGATCAGGATCTAGTCCAAACATGGCTTGGATCAGACCAATGCCTTCGGGGCTGGTCACTACTACACAGGGTTTACGCAGTTCATAACTGCTGGTATCTTGCCCCACTAGTTCTCCTACTATCTCGTCACCACTGATTAATTTTATATTGATAATTTCGCCTTGATGAAATCTACTATTTTCGATCAACATTAGATTTGTTCCTTTAATTGATTAAACTCATCTTCGGTTAAACGGGCCAATCCGGTATAACCATTTTCTACAAATATTTGTCCATCGCGATAGATTTGAGGCACTGTACGGTGTCCTTGATCGATGATAAATTGTTTTGCTGCGCTGTCTTGGTCGACTCTGACTTCTGTAAACGGAATGCGTTTAAGAGTCAGCAAAGCCTTGGCTTTGTCACAAAAAGGACAATTAGCCTTGCTGTAAACTGTTAACATCTATTGTTTCTCCACTTCGATTACGATACCACGATCATCAAGAAGATTTTCTATAACGTCATAGAGTGCATCAATGACATCTTCACTGACTATGGTATTAGATTCTTGATCTTTTTTTAATAACTTATAAACACGAATGGTTAGTGTTTCTTCATGTACTTTTGGCATTATAGTATAGTTGCTTCCACGGTTGTAGTGCTATTGGAATAAAACAACGAGTAAATATTTCCAAAATAAGCAGTGAATGCTGTTTCTAGCGAAGTCACTGTGTTTGAATCAACCAGTTGATAACCATCAATATTAGCAGTATCTTTTGCTATTCTACTAATACGCACTACAATATAGTTATCAACTGTGACATCAGCCATCTAAAATTTAGACCCCAGATGTGGTCGTTGTAGTAGTAGTAGGCGCTGAAGTTGTAGTAGTAGTGGTCGGAGCTGCGGTAGTAGTGGTTGATGCAGGTGGTTGTGTAGTTGAAATATAATAATCTGTGGCATTATAAGCTTCAACAATAACAGCATCAAGTCCATCGTATAATGTTGCAACATAGGATTCCACTTGCGAGACAACGTTAGCGGTTATTAGGTTTACGGCCGAAATGTTGCCGTCATCACGAATTAACAAACTTACTTTAAGTAGAATTCGTTCCTCATCAATTTTTGCCATTTAAATCTCCTTAAATATCAGGCAATTCTGCATAGTCTACAGAATCCGACATTACACCAATCACATAGTTCGTACTTTCGGATTCCTGTAAGGCCGTTTGTTTTTTATTTATGTTTACATGCTTGTTGAACCAAGGGATTGGAGTGGTTTTAGGATGTTCTGCCTGGTACTTGATGCCAATATCCCGTAATCGCATAAAAGCAGTGTAGTCAACAAAGTCTTTTAAAATCTGTGCATTTAGACCAATGACTACACCTTTCTTAAACAAATAGTCAGCCCACTGTTTTTCTTCTTCTACAACTTCGCAGTACATTTGGTAAACTTCGTCTCTGCAGTCTTGTGCCGCTTGAGCGAATCTTGGATCATCACGTACCACTTGATTAATAATATACGCAGTCCAATCGGCATGTAATATTTCATCTTGTAAGATCAAGGCAATGATATTACCATTGCCAATGAATATACGATTCTCCACCATGGCCAAGCTGGTGGCAAAACTAACCATAAAACGCAGTGCTTCTAAGGCATAACTGGCATTTAGTGCCATCCAGATTGCTCGGATATGATCCTGTTCACTAACCAACATGGCTCCAATTTCTTTTTGGCTGTTGAGTTTGTGTAACTCATCATAGTATCTACCTACACTGGCCGCCATGTCTACTATTTCTCGAGTCTCGTGTATCTTATTGAATTCCTCTTTGGGCACACCATAGATGTTTCTAATGATATGACTATAGCTTTTGCTGTGAATGTTGGTTTCGAAAAAACTCCAGTTATTGACCAAGGCTTCTAGTTCTGGTACACTGATCACAGGATTGAATACCTGCGCTGGTGCACGACCTTGTATACTGTCTAGGGCAGTTTGTCTTAATAAGTTGCTGGTAAAAATATGCTTGACTGCTTCGGTGGCTTCTTTGAAATCAATCTTATCTTTGGTCAGGGTAATCTCTTCTGGCACCCAAAAGAAGCCGCGAGCAGTTTCTTCAAACTTGGCGATTTTGGGATAACGAACTTCTTCAAATCGTTGCACCGTGACTGGACCAGCTGGATCCAAAAACATGCTGCGGTTTAAGTAGTCTGTGTGTTTTTTTAAATTATACTGCGCTAAACTCATAATACACAAGCCTCACAATTTTCTTGGTCTTCTTCAATTTCTAAAACACTGGTCACAGTGGGTTCTAGTTGACTGCTGACATTACTGAGTTGAGTTTTGGCACCTACTTTGTTGATCAAGCTATAGTAGATGGTTTTTAATCCCCATCGATGTGCCAACATGAGATTTCTAGTGATAGTTGTTCCAGGTACTTTATTTCCTGCATAGTGTGCTGGATTGTAAAAAGTGTTGGTACTCAAACTTTGGTCTACATATGCTGCTATCACTGCGGCTGTTTTCAAGTAATCCACGCAATCACGTTGATCCCACATTAGTTGATATCGATTACGTAGTCTTTTATACTCAGGTACAACCTGAACAAAACTACCTGCTTTTGATTCTTTTACAGAAATCAATTCCATGGGCATTTCAATGCCGTTGGTTGAGTTTAATACTACAGAACTAGATTCCACAGGCGCTACAGCCATCAAGGTGGCATTACGTATGCCTGACTTTTTCATACGAGTACGCAGAGGTTCCCAGTCAAGACTTGGAGTGAAATCCGTTAGCTCATTAACCCCAGTGGCGCGGCGCTCCCAAGGAAATACTCCCCGACCATAATAGGTCTGCGCCGACTTACTGCAAGCACCACGCTCCTCGGCCAATTCTACACTTGATTCAGTTAGGTAATAGGCCTGATGTTCCATCCAACGCCGGACTTCTGCCAATGCTGTTGGTTCGCCGTACTTGAGGCTTCTACGAGCATGCCAATAAGCGAGATTAGTGATGCCAACCCCAAGTGGTTCAAAGTCCTGGTTAGCCAGTTGACTTTGAATACTTAGAAAGTCTTGATAGTTAAGTAAATTGCTGAGACTACGCACTAGTATTCTACAGCACTTACGCATGTCTTGTGGATTGCGGAAACTGCCCCAGTTTATACTGCCAAGAGTACAAAGAGCGATTCTTCCCTCAGCGTCTTCAATCCTCTGGAAAGGTCTCGTGGGTAATAATATCTCTTGGCAAAGATTTGATTGATATACTGGATCAAGCTCTGTGTCAAACGGGCCTTGACGCTGAACGTTGTCAATGAAGACAAGGTAGATGCGACCAGTGTCAGTGCGTTCCTTAAGAATGCCATTCTTAAAGATCTCGTCCGCTGGTAATACCTTCTTCTTTTTTGTCGCATCGTGCTCATATTCTACATATAACCTTTCAAATTCCGCAGTGTTTCTGTAGAAGGCTTCGTATAGGTCTGGCACTTCATGTGGATCAAACAGGGTTATGTTTTCTCTGTTTTTGAATCTACGCCAAAACATGGCATTGACCACCACCGAATAATCCATTTGCCTAACACGAGTTTCTTCTGTGCCTTGATTATTCTTTAACACAATAAGGTCTTCAAACTGTGCATGCCAGATGGGAAAGGTCACTGTACACGATGCATTGCGTATGCCACCTTGGCTGCAACTACGTAGATCCGAGAACCACTTCTTCATAAATGGTACTAGGCCTGTGTGCTTGATTTCTCCATTGCGAATGGGAGAACCAAGTGGTCTAATACGACCAATTTCCAAGCCAATGCCAGCTCGTTTACTGGCATACTTGGCCATCATTTCGCCAGCAGCAAATATGCTATCGAGGGTATCATCACTACTGATAAGAACGCAAGAGCTGAACTGTTTAGTAGTAGTGCCAAGACCAGCAAGCACAGGGGTGGCAAGAGTGAAATGGCCATCTGAAGCGCACTCATAATAATCCTTGACATATTTCAATCGTTTGTCTTTAGGCTCAGCATGAAAGGCTGTGGCTGCTGCTACAGCATATCGCACCTGTGGAGTTTCGAAAACTTGTCCTGTAGCACGATTTTGTACTAGATATTTTTCACAAAGCTGTGCAATGGCTGCATATGTGTAGTTCTCATCTTTGTGATGATCAACAAATAAATCTATAATATTCCATTCATCTCGGGTATACCACTCTAGCAATTCCGGGGTATACATTCCGGCATCTACGTTCTTCTTTACGATCTCGTAAAGTCGGGGAGGATCGTATTCGCCGTATACTTCTTTTCTCAACATACTCAGGCGTTGACGTCCTGCTACATATTGATAATTGACATTATTGATTTCGGGGTTTTCGGTTTCATCAATCAGACCAACCATGGCCTGTAAAAGCAGCGCATCAATGGTACTAGTAGTCATACCGTCATGAAATTCTAATTGAGCTTTGATTTCAATCATGCTGGGGCTAACTCCGTCAATACCCCTGCAGGCATGTAGAACTTGTCTTTGTATTTTTGATATATCCAGTGGTACCCTTTGACCGTTGCGCTTGATGACATAAATCTGGGACATTGTTTTTGATTCCTTATTATTCTAATATTGGTCCAGCTTCAAATCCTGAACCGTGTACCTGTGCTTTAGTTTATATTTTTCGTCGACGAGATTCTTATTTACTACAGAGTCAAAGGTCAAATTAAGTATATATTTTCCACGATTTACCCATACAGTGTTTGCAATGTCGTTGGTATCCAAATTTTTATATATTCTTATTTCTAAATCCGTAATAGCTGCCGTCCAATGAGGACATAGATATAAAGTATACAACATTCCTAGAGCTTTTGCAAGATCACAATAATAGTTTTCATGCACTAAAACCCAGGGATCAGGCCATTCCTCTACTAGATCAACAGCCAAATAATGTGTGACATATGGAGCATAACTCCATAGATGTGCAGTTTTGGCCAATGCTGAATCCAAGTCTGATTCGCCTAATGAATTGCGAAAAGCACGCCATTCACGAAGACGTTCTTCGGGCTTCGAGTTCCACATAATTAATTCTTAGGCTAGTAAAGCCGCACCAAGTTCGTTTCTGTTAGATTGCGATTTTACATCGTAGGTGAGTACTGCATTTTGTGTGACATCACCGCTTACTTGAACACTGAGCATGGGATACCTTACAGTACCACCTGATTGAGTTGTGTACATTACATTTACCTTTATGTCTACACCGGATGTTTCGGTATAACTTTCTCTAAAACAAACTGAATTATCTATAGTGTTAACAGTATAGCTTAATAATCCACTGCGTCTTTGATTATTACGTTCTATGCTATAATGTACAACACCATCTAAAAATCTACGATTCAGCACTATGTAATTAGTTGAATTTGGATTCAACAATAAACTTTTACCAATGGTTTGATATCGTGATCCCAGTCTGATACCATTCTCTGTATCTATGCTGATAATACCTGCTGCACCGTGTTCTACAGTTGTAATATTAAATTTATTATCCGAAGGGCGCAAAAACATATCACCGAAACTGTAAGAACTATTACCACTGAATTTAATTACAGGACGTAGATCTGTGCTGTTATTTACAGCGGAAAAAGTCAAATAGTTGGTACCTACGTTTACATATGTATTGAGATAACTGATTACACCTGAACAACGTTCAGTATATATGGCTTCTTGTTGTATGTCATTAAACCGAGACCCAGTGACTTTCATGTTTAAAGTTAAACTGGCTGCACTGGTGGTAGCACGTATCGCTTGAACTAAATTTTGAAACACACTATTATGTACAGTTATATTATTTGTACCAATGGTGTCGGAAATTCTTATACCAATGGCACTGCCATCAAAAACACAATCTTGTACAACAACCTTGGAGCTAGTTCTATACTGTGATGTTATGTGTATGGCTGCTGCCGAATCTAACACAGTGGGTCTGACTAAAGCACCATAAAATGTACAACGATTTAGTAAAACATCAGCAGCACTGTCAACTCGCACCAAACACTTTTCTGTGACCAAGTTGCCTTCAAATCTTATATTACTGATTTCCACTGGTCCCGGGGGTGTTGCAGCCGAAGCTATGCTGGCACCAACTGAGCCAGTACTGTCTGCGGTGCGTAGAGTATTGACTATGAGATCATTGGTCTGTCTAAAAATTACTCCGTCGCGGCCAGTGCCACGTAGTACACAGTATGGCGGTACACGAATTTCAGCAGACAACAAATAAGTGCCTGAATGAAAGTCGATCACTCGGCGTGTTTTAGGATCTGTGAAACTGCTTTGTTTATTGTAGGTTTGATCAATGGCACGTTGTATGGCTGCTGTATCGTCGTTCAGGCCATCACCACGGGCACCAAAATCCAAGACATTAACTACATCGTCTAATTTCTTCTGTAGAGTGCGGCTGTGGGGATTGGCCATGTCTGGACCTGTTAGTACTTCATACCCACCTTGAATACCTTTAAATCGATAAGCAAATTCATAAACAGCAGTGTTATTCACAGAGGTACCTGGACTAGTTCCTCCCGCGCCACCGCCGGTGAAATAGTTATCAAGATATTGTTTGGTCACAATTTCTGTGACTCCAGCTGCCGGCGCCCCTTCGTCTACTGTGCCATTGCCAATGAATAGTCGTTGTTCATCTAGTGCCCAGCCAAACTCACCACGAGCTAGTTGTCCTAGATCTTGATAAAGACCACTTCTAACTTGTACTTGACTTATTTGTTGTACGGCCATACTTAACCTCGGTTAGAGTATTTACCGTATTTTATAGTACTCACTGACACGGTCACACCACCGCTGAGTCCACATGTCAAAGTCGCTGGGCTCTAGTATAAATTCCTGATACTCGGGATCAGCGCCATCCTCGGGACGCACTGACATCATGACCACACCTTTACGTATGTTGGTACCATAGACTTCATTGTGTGCTAGAGCATAAGCAGTTAGTTGCAGAAAGTAGTCGTCAATCCATTCTCTACGTTTGGGCTTGTTGCTTTGCTTGAAATCTAGGATAGCGTCCTCCCCACCATGTACACCCACACAGTCTGTGGTACCAGCATACAGTTCAGGGAAATAAAGTGGTACTTCATTGCCCCATACTTCTGTGACATTTTTAAAGCCTTGTTCAATAATGGTCATGGCCATCTTATGACTGCGTTGACTTTCTGGGTGTGTTCCTGGCTCGCCAGCCGCTCCATGCTGCACATAGTTTTCCAACCATTTGTGCATACGAGTGCCACGATTAGCTGCTTCTGTGGTTATTTGCTGTGCTCGCTGTTCGCCTACTCGTTTTCGCCACTCGGCCAGAGCTTGCCGCGACTCAGCAGGTTTAGTTCGGTCAAGTATTGTGGTAACACTTGGTACACGACTGCCGGTGGGTGTCACATAATAACGACGCCCATCTAGCATTTCTCTATTGATTTGACTATAATTATATTTAGGGTTTAGCATACTAGTATTTTAGCATACTAACTACTGAAAGACAACCGATTAGGTTCTTTTTCTGCTGGCTCGTTTTGCCATTGTGGACACTGTACGTTCAGGACTCCCAGGCTTACCAGCCAGGTCGTTGTCCTGTGCTTGATCCGGAAATAATTCCTCGTCATCGGTGTCGTAGAGATTTTTTAAGTATACATATTTGACACCGGTGTCATCATTGGTGATGTTTTTAATCATGTTTTTCACCGTGTCATTGTCTTTGTAAGCATCAGCTAAGATATCTATGTTAAACATCTCACTGCCGGGCTTTTTTCTTACTAGATTAACTAAACTGTCAACACGTATCTGATCTGTACGTGAACGCAGGTCATCTAAGGTGTCGACTAAATTAGCAATTGAGGGAGTCAAAGCCCCCTCAAACGCGAACTCTTTGGCTCTCATTTAACGCTTTTCTCTGCCTACAGGCTCGGTTCCGCCAACGGCTGCATCAGTAGCACCAAACTCATCTGTGTCTAGGTCACTGGGTTCACCTAGTGGAGGTGCACCAAGATCACCGCCCATAGGTGGCTGCATACCGCCCATGCCTCCCATACCGCCCATGTCACCAATACCGCCTTCTTCGCCGGCCAGTGAACGAGCACTGGTATCAGCAGTTTCTCTGGCTTGTGCTAGACTTTCAGCAATATTACGTAGTAGGTCGCCCATGCTGGTTTTGAATGTTTCAGCTTCTTGCATACCAATTTGATCACGAATTGTGTCGATTAGTGCAGGTAGCTGTTCAACCTGCATCTTGCTGACTTTTTCAACCATGTCCTGGATGCTGTCTACCATGTCTTTTGCAGCAAGAATAGCTTCGCTGCGACCCATTTCACCTTCCATGAGCTGTTGGTTTTCATTCATCCATCGAGTTAGGCCTTCACGTACCATAAGCAATTCCATGTACTTGGGATTGCGCTCGGCTTGATGAATGCCGAAGTTAAAGCGAATACGATTGATGTTTTCGCTGACCATGTCCCTGAGCTTTTGAGCTTTGGCATAGGTCAATTTGTTATAATCTAGTGTGAATCCAAAACGGCTTTCCATAAGATTGTTCATCTTGCGGCTAGATGTTACAGGATTGATATCAGAAATATTCATAATTGGTGATTCCTAAATGGTTTTAGTATTTAGCCAAGTCCAAAGTTTTTTCTAGTAAAAACCTAGCATGACGTAATTTCAATGTGGTTTCTTGATGTCTACTAGCATATAACTCAAGCTGATCGCTGTTTTTTTTATTTTGTGATTGCTTGATTCTAATTTTAAACTGTGCAGCTTCGATGTCTAGCCTGTTGACTTGTTGATCGTAGCAATAAATTTGATCTGCTAAAGGTATACGATGAGTTTGTTGACAAATGGCATAAAACATAGCTGCATTGCGATTATAAAAAATTAACTCGATGTCGTTGTATCTGTAAATCATGTGCCATTCGTTGTTGACTTGTCTTAGAGCATAGTTTCCTATTAGATATCCTGCTGTGCCGATCGGAATGATTAAGATATTGTCTTTACTAAAACGATTTTGTGCTAATAAATGTTTGAGTTCTTGCTTGGTCCAATTCTTTATATGTTTTACCGCGTCAACGATAGCTTGTTCGATTGTTTGTTTGTTTACTGTATTGGATTTGTCCATCTTGATTGCGTCGTACTAGAACGCCCTTGTTGACTAATTGATTGGCAATAACTTGTTCACGCTCAGTTAATGATCGTTTACCAACAGCACTGTCTTCAAATTTTGATAATAGATCAGACTCTTCATTGGTTATAGGTAATTGTACACCGTTGGTAAATTCTACTATTTTCATGTGTTAATTTATTTTGTTTAATGCTACTAATAAAGTTATTATGGCGCCTATCAAACTTAGTATAATACCGGTGCCAATGGTAATTAGTTGTCGATTATGTTTGTCGTTGGCTTCAGCCAAGGCAGTTTTGATATCAGATACCATGCTTTCCATGGTACTTACTTTATTATCCAGACTGTCTAACTTGAGATTTAATTGTTTATAACGCTCTGCACAAAGTTCCACATGCGCCTCCAAGTTTTCCTTTTCAATATCAGATGCCGACATTTTTATTTAAATCCTTAGGTAAAAGGTAGGCTCAACTAATGTTGGCCATTAAGATTATTTAACCTTCGTACCCTAAGATCTTTATATACATATTTTTCTGTGTTCCATGTGCTACAAACACTGGTTGATCCAAGACCACAGTTTCAGTGAGTCCTATTATCACTGGCACAGAGTCAAAATCTCTGCTGAGAATTTCTAGGTCTTGATCCGTTTCTGTCTCAAAAATAAATTTCCAACAACGTTGTTCTCCAGTATAATCGCTACCAAAATCATGCAAGTTAAGGTTTACCGTCTGTGGACTTGATGGATGAGCTATGATTCTACAATGGTTGCGTAAACTAATAATCTGTAGTGCTGTATCCCAATTACGCTGTTGGTTGCGTTCTTTTTTCACTGCTTGATCATTGGATAGTATTCCTGTGCTGGTTATGTCTATCAAAGTATATACTGCTAGTTTCATGTAGATATTTACTGGCTGAAACCAACAGCCATAAAAAAAGCCCTACTAGGTAGGGCTTGTGGAGTGGTTCTAAATTAGAAACCGCTTACGTTTGTTACTGTGTAAGAAACTGTGTCACTGGCAGTGATATTACCAATGTCAGCACCTTCAATAACCATGTTTACACTGGTGCTTGAACCAGCTGTAAAAGTACCAATCACTGTGATTGTACTGGTTTCTTGAACTTTTGCAACTAGGGCTTCCATGTTAGCTTGGGTGATTGCTGAACCTTTGCTAAGATTTTTAAAAAACAACTCACGGCCTACTTGCTCCATTGCGCCAGCAGCACCGTTTACTCTTGTAAATGCAGCCATTTTATTTTCCTTTCTAATTTTTTACGCCGCAGCGTATGTTTTTATTTATACCTTATTGTGTTTTTTGGGCATTAAAGCCTGCAAAGTGAGCAGCAGTGAAACCAGCTCGTTGTACTAATTTCACCAACCCAAATCGTGTGGGAATCACAAACCCTTCGCCTTGTGGCTGACCGTTGACCAACTGCTGGAATCCTTTTACTTGGGTTTCAAGCTGCTGCGCTAGATTTTCTTTAAACGCACTAATTGCGTTCCAAGTTTTGAATAATGCTGCTAGATCATTCTTGTACTGATTTAAATAACCGTTTTGGTCATCACCAACTAAAAAATTATACTGCTTGTTGCTGACATTGGCTCGCAACCATTCGTTTATAGGCATAGTAGTCTTACCTATTTTTACATGCATGACATATTTCTTTATGGCTTCTTTGGCCACATTAGGCAATCCTGCTAAAAATTTATCTATACTAGCACCATATTTGGCTATGGCTGCACTAGCAGCATTACTTAAATTAACTGGATTCTTAACTGAAAACTTAATGCCAGCATTGGGTGGTATAATAGCTACTTCTTCATTACTGGTTAGTCCTCGACCATTGAACGGCGCATTTTGAAATGTGTGTACCACAATCAGGGCTCGTCGCCCGCGAATCAGTCGACCAAGGTCACTGTTAACTGGCACACGATATTCCACAGTCACCGGTTTAAAAATGTATTGGTCATTGATAGGTTGCAGAGGACCAACAAACATGAGATCGCCTTTGAATGTACCAATGGTCTGACCAACTGCTTTTTCTAAGCCAGGCCAAATCAAATTGATTTTTTGATAAAGGTCTGCACGTACAGCACCACGGCTAGCATCATAGTCTTGCCATTGCTTGGGGTTAGTAGGAAATACACCTTTGGCAGGCATATACTTGTCTGCTACAAAAAAATTGCCTTGTGCATCTCTGCCAAAGTACAGCGCAATCATGCCATCCCATTTAATGGTCACATTGGTAGGATTGGCAGCAATACCTTGCAGTGCCTGAACATAGTTAGCCGCACTGGCACTGCCATCAAATATACTGTCCTCAGGATGCGGTATACGCGGACCTTCGGCAGCTTCTACCAAATAATCTCTAAACTGTTTCATTGTAATCGTCCTGCTACAGACCTGAACCAAGCCGGCGTACCTACGTAAGCGGTTTCAGGTAATCGTAATGTACCACGAGCAGCATCCTGCCTGGCCTGTGCCAGCTTGCCTTCGCGGTCAGGGTCATTGGCCAGTGCTGCCATAATACTCTTTACACTGTCAAGATCTTTTTCCTTGGCCTGTGGATTTAATAATATTTTAGCAACCTGTTTTCTGGTACGACCCACTACTTGATTGGTATCACGATTCATTAAGTTTGCACCAAACGCATCAAACTTTAAATTTTTAAATTTGGCCAAACTGTTTAGCAAGATAAACAATTCACTGCCTTTGAAGTCAGGGTCATCATAGGCACCACGAGGACCATGTTGATGCCAAGGTGCTACTACAGCAGCATCATGTATGACCATGACATCAACTTGAGCCAGACCTGGTTTTCCATCAGCAGTGGTATAAGGTACACCTATGTGTACATTACGTCCACTGACCACGCTCGGTAAACCTTGCTGCTCAAAGTGCTTTTTTAATAGTTGCTTGGCGTCTTTGACTGGATCTTTAGCCTGTGCAGTTTGGAAAAAATCAACCACGTCCTGTGCTTCAACAAACAAGTCAATGTCTCCCGACTGTACTTTGTATCCAGCACTGCCAATATCTATTTGTAGACCACGAGCCACTGGTTTAGGCAAATAGGCTTTGGCCTGCTTGACCACACCTTTTATATCAGCTTTCAACACAGGATTGCTGTCAGCGATAGCATTGCCGCCTTCACGAATGATATTCATTGTGTGACTCCTAATTCACTGCGAGCACGTTGAGCTGCTTGACGTTGAAGTAGGTCACGATTGCGAGCAAACTTATCTGCTGGCGTCATGTTATAGGGTGTTTGACGCTGATTGGCTTTGTTATAGGATATGTTTAACTGTTTAATCATGTAAGGATCAGTGATTACCTTGTTGGTACGATTATTGATCCATTGGTTGTTGATTACGTTGTAGGCATACGACCCGCCCATGTATGGATGCACACTGACCATCCTACTAGGTCCAGCACTGTCTTGTGGCACAATGTCAGGCTCGGCTGGTGCAGCCGCAGTCTTGGCCGCTGGGCGCTCGGGTGCCGGTGCTTCTGGTGGCACTGTGGCTTTGGCTGGTTGTTGTTGGTTGTTAATGTATTCAAATGTGCGATTCCAAATATACCTATCAATGATGGCGTTGGTGTTTACGTTGAGTATACCTAGCCCAGGACCAGACAGCTTAGGTACAGGTATTCTGCTTTCAACACTACTGAATTGACTGTCGGCCCATTTCTGTAAAATTATACTCCAATTGATACGTTGGCCCGGGGCTATCTCATCATCAACTTGGGCAGCATATTCTCTCCATTCGTCACGTAGCCTATCAAAAATTTGACTGCCATAGACTTGATTTCGTGCGCCACGATAAGCATGTTTGAGTCGACGCCAGCCTTGACGCATATAATCCAATGGACCTTCGTCGACTAGGGATTCCTGAATTATCTCATTAGCTTTCATCTTTAATCTTTCTTATTCCACGAGTAAACTTGGAAGTATCGCCGCTGCGTATGCTGTTGAGTAAACGTCGCTCTAATTCACTGGCAGTATCTTTATCATAGTTTTCTTTGATAAAGTGCAACAGATTTATAGCGCCTTGAATAACATTGGCAGCACGAGTTTCAACAAAACTTTCTCTATCTTTACGTAGACCTAAGCTGTCTAATTCTGCCAATAAACTTCTTGTACGTTTTTGCAAAATCTGCCTCCCGATGCTATATTTATGTGCATTTTTTAAACTTTGTCACGTTTGAGTCCGGCCAACATGCTTTTGACCTGTGAACTACTAGATGTGACATTGATTTTTGCTGATTCAGGTTCGGGATCGTTGCGACTAACAACTTCGCTTTTGGTTTTGATTTGTTCATAAATGGAACTTGATGATTTTCTTGGTTGGTCATCGATACCAGGATCTGTAATACGCATGGTTTCCATGTTGTAGTCAAGATCTATCTTCATGCCCACACCGGTACTGCTACGAGATTTCATACACTGTATTTGATATTTGCCACGCTCACGCATGTTGCGACTGGTAAAAATACCAAACACATTATCTGCTGTGTTAATTTTACTGATACCACCCGAGATATGGCTATGATCAAACTCTACTTCTTCTACTGCCGACCTATTTAACTGCGATGCTGTGATCATCAACACACCGAGTTCTTTACTGAGATTACGCAGCTCTTCTGACACATACTTGTCTTTGACAAACAAGTCATTGGGCGATACTTTGGCACTGACGGGCATCAATAAATCCAAGTAGTCAATCATCATAAAGTCAACACGATTGCCGCTTTGGATTTGATATTCCTTTAAAAAACTGCGTATGTCGTTGACAGTGCTTTGTGCTGGCATATACTTGATACGATAACTACCAGCTCGCTTACTGGCCACACGAACCTTTAGCGCAGTTTCGTCAATGTTTTTGCGTATTTCCTTGGTGCTCATGTCATTTAACATGGCATCAGTTCGTAAACTACACAATTCTTCGCTGAGCTCAAGGGTTATGTATACCCCATGAAGTCCTTGCTGTAGCCAATTTAATGCTATGTTCATCATAACCAAACTCTTACCTGAGCCAGAGCCACCAGCAAAGATATTGAGCTCACCTCTGCTGAAACCACCATACATGATCTTGTCCATCTGTGGCCATCCGGTACTGACTTGTCCACCAGAGTTGAAATAGCGATTAATACGGTCCATTGGGTCAGCCCAATAGTCGGTGCCCAGGTCTTTGGTCAAGCTGATTTGTACAGCATCTTTAACTAGTTTTTCTACTGGGTTATAATCACCTTTGGCGATCAAATCTGCACTTTTTAAGATAGCACGTTCTAGTTCTTGCCTGCGTGTGAATCCTTCGAACTCAACCAAAAACCAATCTTGGTGTGCAGTCTCTATCTCAACTGTTTTAAGAGCAACTCCTGTGACTGCTTGTACTTGTTCAAATGTGGGCAGTACTGTGTATTTTTGACTGTGGGTGCTCAGAAATTTAGCCGCATCTCTCAGACTGCGATCAAAGTTTTCGGGATTATAGATGTTTTGAACTCGCACATAGTTTTGTGCATCACTAAGCATGATTTCTAAAAACAATCTTTGAAGATCTACTGGGTAATCTTTGTCCATACTAGTTATATAACCACCTACGTTTAAGTTCGATCTTTAGTTTACTGGTTTCTTTAGCTGCTAAAATGGTTTTCAATACAAACAATTGACCATACTTTACCACAGCATCATTGATGTCTTTACAGGTTTCATGCCAAATTGGAAAACTCACCGACCAACCAAATTTAATAGCAGAGTCTACCAATTGTTGCCCGGCGCGATCTGCATCTGGAACTAAAATTACTTCTCTGTTTAAGGTATCAATGATATCTGCTTGACGTTCACTGCACTCATTGCTGAGTATAGCACAACCATCTATGCTCATTGCATCAAATGGACCTTCACAGACAATCACAAATTCAGCTGATCCGGGTTGTTGATCCAAATTAAAAACATAATTTGGTTCGTACTGACTGTGATAGCGCGGTTTGATCATTGGATCCCATGCCCGAGCACTATAACCTATCAACTGGTTGTTCCAAGTAAATGGTATGATCACACGTCTATTTAAATTATAGTCTGTTTTTTTACTGACCAACAGTGGATAACGATCCAGATTGATGTGTCGCTGTTGACAATACTCTAAAGCACGAGGATCGCTGTCGACTAATTCTACATCGTCGGGCAAGGCCCTGGGTTTAAAATCAATGGGCTCTTGATCTACTGTTTTGTCAGATTCGCCGGTGTAGTCTCTGATACGTACTGCTTCGATTACTAATCTATTTACGGTGGCTTCATCTGCACCTAACCAAATCAGTAATCTTCGAAAACGATAACCTAGATAATTCCCAGGTCTATAGCCAGTTTTAAAATTGCAATTAAAACAATGATAGGTGATAGCACCGTCACTGGTGCTTATAACACCACCACGACCTCTTGTGTCGGCTCGTTCGCCACGATGTTGGCAACATACAGCATTAAAACTAATCCAGCCGCTAGCACTACGCCTACGTCGTGCAGGCAGTAATTGAGTCAGAGTATCAGAAACCGAGGAGAACATTCTTAACAGTATATATGAATACTGTTAAGAATGCAAGATTTTAGATTAACCGGGGGGTCTCATAGCACCTAACATTCTCGGAGGTGCTGCTGCTGGAGCAGTTGCGGGCCAAATTTCAAATTGAATGTTTAGACTGGTGTTCGAACTAGCAGCATACCAACCATTGTGCCAAACCTGATAGGTAGTTTGACTGTTGTTGTTGGTTAATGCTAACCTAAATCTGGTAGCATCGTAGGGAACAACCATGATCTGGTTAGACCAATGACCGGGCATGGCTATTCCACCAACAGCAGGAATAAAGTACTTGGCCATATTTTGTACGTCACCGACCCATAGGTCACCAGTATGCAAAGGATGATAATCAGTATTGAACGCTAAGCCAGTGGGCAAGGTTAAAAGATATCCACCAGTACCAGCTTGACCACCAGCATAACCCAATTTGTAAGTAATCCTGGCTTTATCTCCCACACGCTGACATTCCAGCCTTTGTATGGTCCGTGTGCCGGTCACTGGTTGATTGTGTGTGGAACCTAGTATTATGGTATGTTCCACTGTGGTATTAACAATACCTGTTCCCGCTACACCAGTAGCACCAGTGGCACCAGCACTGGCAGGGCCATTGCCTTTAATACGATGCCGATTTTTAAATTCCGACAGTATCAGTGTAGGTTCAAGATCAGGGGCAGGCGGGGCCACTGACCCCGGATTATCGATCACGCTCATTCGTATAGTCTCCAGGTACTTCCTGTATAAAATAATCCAACACTATCACCATTGGTATTGATTACCAATGTGCTAGCTGCTGAATTGGTGCTATCAGTGATAGTGGCTCCATTTCCAGATATAGTAAATGGATTTACAGCATACTGTCCACCAGCATCAGCAAAAAATATTGCTGCTCCAGCTGTTGGTGCGGCTGGTAAGTTGGCAGTAACTGCCCCAGACGCGGTACTGACTCCATATCTACGATTTGCCAAGGCTTCAAAATTAGCTGTCTTAATTTCAAAACTTGATTCGTAGTATGAAGTCAGCGTGGTTAGTGTGACTTGATTGGCCGCAACATTGGCACTCAAACTGTTAATTGTGGTTTGTTGAGCAATAGCATTGGCACTCAAACTATCAATAGTGGTTTGTTGCGAGACAGTGTTAGCACTCAAACTATCAATCGTGGTTTGTTGAGCAATAGCATTGGCACTTAAACTGTCAATTGTGGTTTGTTGAGCGATTGCATTGGCACTCAAACTATCAATAGTGGTTTGGTGGCTTACAACATTGGCACTCAAACTATCAATCGTGGTTTGTTGAGCAATAGCATTGGCACTCAAACTATCAATAGTGGTTTGTTGACTTACTGTATTAGCCAGCAAACTGGTTATGTTGTCATGTTGGCTAGCAGCATTGGCAATCAAACTATCTACACTGGTTTGCTGAGTTATTGCATTGGCTAATAGTGTGTCAATTGTGGTTTGTTGAGTTATTGCATTGGCTAACAAGCTGTCAACTGAAGTTTGTTGGCTTACAGCATTAGCCAACAGCGTATCAATTGTGCTTTGTTGAGTTATTGCATTGGCCAACAAGGAATCAATACTGGTCTGTTGGCTTGCAGCATTACTAAACAATGTGGATACATTGGCCAGTAATCCAGTATCAACACCCTGTAAGGCTGTATTTACTGCGGTCAACTGTGTTTGAACATTGGCAATATTGCTGTTCAATGTGTTGATATAACTCAAAGTAAAGGCAGTGGTCTGTAAAGTACCATCGGTGTATAAAATACCACCACCAGTGGGCACAACTACATTACCAGTATCAGTGACACTTAGTGTTTTTCCAAAGTTAGTGATATAACTGACATTGGCCTTAGGCTGTATAGCTATCTTGAACAGGAAGAAGAACTGATATGTATACCCTGTGCCTTGATATGTCACTGCACCATTGGGTCTTGATTCATTTACCGTAAACACATATGAATCAGCATATGGTGCATTCTGGTATACTGGTTTACTGGTTATGGTTAATGTTCGATTAAACGGTGCAGTTATAATCAACTGCTCATCACCAGTTAATTTGCTTAGTATATCCTTTAGTGCAGCACCGTTGGCATTGGCAGCAAAGTTAGCCAAGGTCACTACATTCCCGGTCCAGTCGCAGGTTGCAGGTACACCAGTGTTTTCACCGTATTCGATACCACCAACCACACTGATTGTACCAGTCTGGCTTACACTAAACCCGGTATTGCCCAGGTAAATGGTGTTGGCACTGACATATAAACTACGCCATTGCTGAGTTGGTGTACCTAAATCTTGTGCTAGTGTTGTGCTAGGAATCACATGCCCTGGTACAACTAGATTACCTGTGCTGTTTAATGAAGCAACAAAACTACCATTTACCAAGTTGGCAGTGGTATTAGTGGCTATGCTGTTGAATAATGTAGTAATGTTAGCATTGATAGCAGTGACCGCATTGGCTCTGGTTTCGGATTCAGCAGTGATGTTGGCTTGTAGTGCTTGATCAGCAGCTAAACGCAAATTGGCTTCGGTGTTGATACCATTGGCCAACGTGTTAAAGCTAGCAATGTTAGCTGATGTCACAAAAGCAACTACTTCACTCAAACTGTCTAGTGCTGATGCGTCAACATTGTTCAAAATGCTGTTGATCTGACCTTGTAGATTAGCCACCGAATTAGCACGAGTCTGTGATTCTGCTAAAATGTTGGCCTGTAATGACAGTTCAGCTGCCACAGCACGAGCAGTCTCAGCAGTGATGTTGGCTTGTAGCGCAGTTTCCGCTGCACTGGCTCTAGTGGTTTCTGTTTGGATCAGTGTGTTTGCCACAGTACTGATTGTGGTTGACACACTATTGAAGTTAGCCAATAGCTCAGTTAAACTATCAATGGCAGCAGGATCAGTATTGTTTTTAATAAAATCAATTTGACTTTGTAGATTTGCTACTGCATTGATACGCAAGTTGGCTTCATTGGTAATAAACGATGTTAAAAACGCTGTGGTTTGTACACTACCATCTGTGTAGACCACATTACCAAAGTAAGGCAGACTGACATTACTGACCGATGTCACTCGTACACCACCGGTGTTAACAGTGACACGAACATCATTAAAGAATGCTGTGGTATCTAAGTAAATACCTGCCCATCTACGGCTGGCACTGCCCAATGCTGATACTCCAGCAGTCTTGGGAATAATGGATCCAGGAACAGCCAAATTACCAACAGTGTCTAGGTTAGCACTGACATTACCATTGATCAAGTTATTGACATTGGTCTTACT